GCTTGGCGGCAGTTTCAACCTTCTTCAGTTCGCCTGTGGAAATCTGAGCAAACTTCTTCGCCTCAGCAGTCGGCACATTGTACGACTTGACCAACGTTCTTTCGATCTCCGCTGCGGATTGCTTGCCCGCCCGCTCGGATTCCAAGAACATTTTTACCAGTGACTTAGAGAAAGTCGCCCCAGATGCTTTCGCCTCATCAAGAGCGCCATCGATGGTCTGAGCAGCCTTCTCGACGCGGGCCATGCCGTCGAGAGCGCCCTTTGCGTCGACGTCAACCTTCTTCGTGACCGGCTTCTTCTCGATCCGCTCGCCAGTCGACTTGACAGTCTTCTCGGCCTTCTCGACGTCGGTGGTGTTCGCAGTGAACAAGACCTCGAGCTCGGCTGCGCGTAATGCCATGAGTTACCTCCGTGTTAGGGCAGCACGAAGCCGCGTATCGCTGTCGAGCAGGCTGAAAATCACCGCCCGCACTCCGGGCCATGGGCGGGCAAGCACCGCGGGGTCGTACATGTCGATGCCGCGCTCGGCGAGCTCGGCGACGACCAGCCGCCAGTGCGTGACGATCGCCAGGAATGAACCGTCGATCTCCGGCGCGTCAACCTTCGCCACCGCAGAGGGCGCTTCCGGCTTCATGTGCTCCGGGATCGGTCGATAATCTTGGAACCAACCGTCAGCATCCGGCTCGCCTATTCCGTATTCGGCCCAATCTTCCGCCGTGACGAGCCTTTTGGGCGAGCACCACCCGCCCCTTCGCCAGAAAGATCCCGGGGCAGCCAGAGCAGCTTCGCGAGAGTGTCCGCGTACTCCTTGCCGCGCGCCCAGAAAAACACGGCGTAGTAAGCGACACGGTCGATCGTGAGTGCCGGGATGCCGTCCGCAATCATCGCCGGGTAAGCGGCACCCAACGCGGGGTGCTCATCCTGCTCGATACTGTCCAGCACCCGCTGCACCTCGGCCGGGATCTCCCCCTGCACGAGGCCGAGGTTCACCTCGCCCCGCACAGCGGCCGCGATAATCTTCTTCGCGGAGTCCACGCTGGGGGGCTGCACTTCGTAGGTGCGGCCCCCTAGCGTGATCTTCAGATCCGGCGCCACCCACTGTTCAAAGTCGACGGCGCTCACGGTTATGCCGCCACGGTGTAGTTGACCGCAGCCGAGATGCCCGTCGCGTTGGTGATGGTGACGGCCATGACACCGGAAGCGGCTGGCGGGATCGTCGCAACGATCGTCGAAGCGCCCACGATGGTGTACGTGTCGACGTCGAGGGTGATCGCGGCGAACTTGACCACCGTGACGCCATTGAATCCGGTACCGGTGATGGTGACCATGTCGCCGATCGACTTGCCGGTCGGGCTGATCGACGTGATGGTCGGAGCTGCAGCGCCCCACCCGGCGAACGGGTTCGCGATCTCCTCGTACGGGCCCTTGCCGGTGAGGGAAACGGACAGCACCTCGATCTCGCCGTTCGGGCCGGTGTTCTGGCGCGAGTACGAAACCGTAGTGAAACCACGGCCAGCGTCGTTCGGGTTCGGCTCGCCCGACTCCGGCTTGTGATACCAGCGCACGTCGAGCACGGCCGACTCGCCCTTCGCGTTCGGCTTGGTGCGCGCGAGGATGGCCTCAATCTCGGTCAGGTACAGGCCGGTCGTGGTCGACCGGTTCACCTGCACGTTGAACGCCAGAGAGAACGACCAGCCGGTGACATCGCTGTTCGCGGCACCCAGGTCGTCGTAGGTCTGAGCGTCCTGAGTGTTCGGGGTCGGCGACGGCTGAAAACCGCTGATGCGGCGTACCGGCTGCCAGACCGGCGCGGAGTACGTGCCGGTATTGACGTCGAGGCCGTACTCGAAGCTCTTGCCGAGCGTCGAGCCGGCGGGAAGGGGAACTGCAATGCTCACGTTAGAGCCTCCAAATTATCGAGAATGATGAGGTAGTTTTCCGTTCGCTCTTCGCGACGGTTGTCGTCGGCACCGGCTGGTGCCATGGATTGGCGAGTGATTCCGCTAATCCCTCCCCTTCGGGAGAGTCCTTGGAGCGCGTCGAGCGCCGGGGTGGCGAGCGCGTCGGCACCATCGGGCCGGCCAGGGTCGCCGCGCAGCCGAAGCTGCACGCGCCGCCAGCCGAGATGGCGCTCGGCGCTGGAGCCGTAGACGCGGACGCCCACCGCCTTGTCAGGCGTAGTGCCGATCGCGCCGTAGAAGATCCCGACCTCATCAGCCGTGTAGGCCGGGCCGTTCTCACGCCATGCCCACCCGGATATGGTGCCGAGCTCGGTGCAGACAAGTTTTGTGAGGGCTACGTCATCCAAGGGATGCCCTCACCTTCTCCGCGACGACTTGGCCAATGTCTATTTCGTCGGCCGCGATTTCGAGGAACTTCGCCGTCTCGCCGTTCTCGTGCTGCCAGTCGAGGTTCTCGTGCTGCAGCCGCGACAGAAACGACGTGAAGCCGACCTGCACGGTGAGGTCGTCGACCCGGACAAACCCGGACTTATCCGAACGGCCCGAGTCGGTCGGGCTCAGCTCTCGTGCCCGCTTCAGCACCGCGCGGCCGGCCTCGCGTAGGCCGTCCTGCGCGGCCTTATCCAGCACGTCGAGAATAGGAACATTCATTCGCACCATGGCGGCCTCCTAGGCTAGGTAGAGCACTTGGAACGAATCGAAGTCGAGATCGTCGGTGTTATCGTTCCGAGCCACGGCGAGCACAACCGCTTCACGCGCGGATGGCTGTGTAGGCCACACGGTGACGAGCGACCCAACAGGGACCATCGGATCAAGCGCCACCGTCACCTGCGACGACGAGACAACCTCAGCGCCGGCCTTGTTCCGTACGAGACGCTGCTCGTCCTTCACCTCAGCATCGAACGTGGCCGCGACAGCGTAGGTACTGCCCATGCCGCCCGAAGAGGTGAGAGCGCGCACCGAGACCGTGTGCGGTAGGAAAAACCCGCCCCAGGTCACGAGGACTCAACCTCTTCGGGCCAGACGTCCTTGAAGGGTCGCCCAGTCGGGAAACTCCCCACTGGCAGCGCGACCGGTTCGACGCCACACAGCGCCCTCAGGCCTGCGATGTCGTCGCCCGTGAATGCCGAACCGACGTCGTTGTAACTCACCGACGTGCCGTTCCGCGCGCGGGACCGCACCCGACGCGACCCCGCCGCGGGTATCTCCGCGATGACACCCTTCAGGATGGCGATCGCGTCGAGGCGCGGCTCACCCTCCAGGGCGTCGATGCCGGGGGCGATAGAGCGAGCACGCACGAGCACACGCCGCGCGAGGTCCTCGTCAGTACTGACTTGATCCGGAGTGATCATCTCCACCGCCCCTCTCGTTACTTCTTGGCGTCGGCTGCGGCCTTGTCGGCCGCCGTCTTCTCTGCGGCTGCAGCGTCGGCTGCGACCTTGGCCTCGTCTGCCACTTCGGGCAGCTCGAAGACCTCGATGAGCCCCGCCGTGAGGAGGTGCTTCGCGTTCGCCTCGTCGAGAGCGTCGGCAGGGAACACGCCGCCACGGTCGATGTAGCGCTCGTGGCTGTCCTTGCGAATGACCGCGACAGCGCCCTTGACCCGGTACGCCTTCGGCTTCGCGGCGGCCATCAGAGGCCCGTCCCGGTGATGGTGATGCCGGCGAGCGGCTCGGTGACGACCGGCACCGTGACGCGACGAACGCGCAGCTCGTACTTGTCGAGGGAGCCGGCACGAATGCTGGACACCTCAACCTGCGAACCCGCGGAACGCACGAACTCCGGCGACTGCAGGTTCTCGTCAGCCATGCCACCGAGCTGATCCACGTCGAGAAACAGCGGGTTGTCGTTGAGGTAGGTCGGCGACGTGGTCCACGTGTACCCGAGCGCGTCGAACGGCAGGTTTCCCGTGAGGACGATGTTCGCCTGCTCCCTCGGGAACGCGCCTGCGTCCACGAGAATGCCGACGAGCTTCGCGAACTTCGCCGGCTTCAGGACAACGACCTGCAGGTCAATGCCAGTTCCGTCGCCGCGGAGTCCGTTCTGGGTCACGAGAGTCTCGAGCACCGAGCCGGGAGTCGTCCACGCAGCCGAAGCAGCCGCCGAGGACGTGACCTTCGACGCGATAACGGCCATCGATCGCAGGTCGACATCCTGAATGACGGTGTTCGCGAGCCGGACGAGGCCCTTGTTCACGTAGCTGATTCCCTCGCGGGAGATCTTCTCGTCGGAGATGTCGGTGCCCATGCCGCGCTTGTCGGTCTTCGCAGCGGCGATTTCGCCACTGGTGAGGACCGTCTTCGGGTAGGCCGAACCGGGCGCGATGACCTCGGGCGAGTCAGCGGCGAACAGTTCCTCGCCGGTCTCGTAGAAGATGCCGCCGCCGACCGCGTTGAAGCGGCCACGCAGCAGGAAGTCCGCGATGAACTTCTGATCCGCGAGAGCCGCCGCGCGCTTGGCGATGACATTCGGGTTGGACAGGAGCAGGTGAATCTGCGCCGTGGTGAGCGTGCCCGTGGGACGCGCCACCGGGTAGGTGTAAGACGCCATGTCTT